GATACGCAGCGGGGCGCGCGCGCTGGAAAGGGCCTGACCCGCGAGACAAAGCGCATGGTCGAGGCCGACGAACTCGACGCCGCTCTGGCCGAGCTGGAGATCGTCTGCCGGCAGCGCAAGGCCGCCGAGGACGACCATTCGTGGATGGCTGCGGAGAAGTTGAGCCGCCGGGAGGCCGAGGTCGCCGCCCGCATTCGAGCAATCAACGCGTCGCTCAAGGAGCAGCGCCCGGCGTCTGATGACGAGGTGATTGCGCTGGCTGTGCAGGAGCTCCGAGGCCTGCCCGACGCGGTCCGCGCCAGAATCATCGACGGCGCCACCAGGCTGATCCACTGAGCAGTCTCCTGTCGGCGCTGCGGGGCGTCCGCTCCAGCGTCGATGCGGAGCCTATGCGGTGGATCCGATGGACCCCACCGCAGGCAGCCATCCACAAGCTCAAGGCGAAGCGCAAGCTCTTCCGGGCCGGCAACCAGCTCGGGAAGTCGTGGGCTGCCCTGGCCGCGGTTATCTGGCGGGCGACGGGGACGCACCCGCACTTCCCGACGAAGGCCCCGCCCATCGAGGCGTGGGTGGTCTGCACGTCGTGGTCACAGGCCGTGGCTATCATGGGCAAGTTCCGGTTCCTCGCCCCCGCCGACCTCATCGACCACGAGGCCTCGAGCCGGTGGACTCCGCGCAACGGGTACGGCAAGGACAACCCGGCGGTCATCTTCAAGAACGGCTCAGTGGTCCGATTCAAGACCACGAAGCAGGGGCCTACGGCGCTCCAGGGCGCGACCCTGGACTTCGTGTTGATCGACGAGCCGACGACGCAGGACATCTACCGCGAACTCGACCGCCGCCTCACCCGGACCGGCGGCGAGCTCATGCTGTCGCTGACCCCGGTTAACATCGACTGCACATGGATCGAGGAGGCTGTCGAGGAGGGGGTGATTCAGGAGGTCCACGCCCGCCTGACTCCCGAGAATCTAACCCCCGTCGCCCTGGCCGACGACACTTTCACGCCTGAGCCGTTCCGCACCGAGGCGGGCGACGCAATGGACGGGGAGTGGATCAAGGACCAGTGGCGCCGGGTCCCGTCCGCCTTCGCCCCGGTCGTCCTCGACGGCGAGTGGAACGTGCGTCCAGAGGGCGTCTTCTTCGACGCCTTCGACCCCAGGAGCCACGTTGCCCCCGATGTCCGCTTCGACGAGCGTAGGGGGCCTGTGCGGTGGGCTCTGGGTATCGACTACGCCTCCGCCGCCCGGGACTTCGGCCAGACGGCGATGCTCTGCCAGGTCCAGCAGATCGCAGACGAGCGCGGCAGGAAGTCGGAGGCGGTACTCGTCGTGGACGAGGTCGTCGTGCCCGGCGTGACTACCAACCGGCAGTTCGCTCGCCATATGGTCGAGATGCTCGAGCGGCGAGGCCTGGCGTGGAGAGACATCGACGAGGCATACGGGGACAACCCCGTCGTTTCGCGGTGGGTGCGCAAGAGCAATATCGAGACGATGCGGGCCGTCGAGAAGCTGCTTGGGCTCAAGAGCAAGTCGCTCCAACCGCGCATCATCAGCGCGAAGGAGGGCACGCGCTCGTCGGGCATGGTGGACGCGGGCTGCCGGTACATCTACGAGCTGCTGGCGGATAACCGCTTCCTCATCCATCCACGCTGCGCCGGCCTCGTCGAGGCAATGCAGACGTGGGACTACGACTTCCGGCACCCCGCGAAGGACCGGATCGACGCTGTAAGGTACGCGCTCAAGGGGTACATCTTCCCGCGCAACCGGAGCGGCGGGGCGGTGCTACGGGTCGGCTAGCCTTTCGCTTGCGCCTGTGATAGCCACTGCGCTAGCCTTCGCGCGAGGACCGCTATGCTTGACCAGTCTGTGCCGCCAGGCCCCTCCGACTCCTCCGCGGGACAGCGGTGGGACCACACCCGTCGCCGTCGGCGTCTGCTCTACAGCAGGCACGAGCAAGACCTCCGCAAGAGCATCCAAGAGCACGTCGGCTCGACCCGGGCGAAGGTCTGGGGTGCGCCCGATATGAGCGCGAATCCGTACCTGTCGCTCTGGGAGCAGACCGCCCGGCTCTACTCGGCGGCTCCCCGGGTCTTCGGGATGGACGCCGCCGCGGAGGCGGTCAGCGAGGCCGGTTTCTGGTCGATGATGCAACGTGGAGAGCGGGATACGCTCGGCCTCCGGGACCTGGGCGTCTTCGTCCAGATCATCGACGGCAACCCCGTCTTTTCTATGCTGTTCCCTGACCTCCTTGAGGGTGAGGCGGCGCCCGGGGACCCGTCGCAGCCCATCCGCCTGACCTACACCCGCCAGCATCCGGGGCTCGGGTGGGTCCGGGTGACGTGGGACGTTTCCGAGCCTGCCTACTACGCGACGAAGACCGACGGCTCCGACGTGTCCGAGGCTGTGCTCGGCGGCGAGTTCCGTGGCGAGGCCTACCCGTTCCGCGACGCTGACGGCGCTCCGGTGATGCCGGTGGTCCTGTACCACGCCTCCGAGACGGGCACTCTGTGGGACCCTTACACCGGCTCTGAGATCGTCGAAGGATCGCTGCTGCTCGGCGTATATTTGACCTACTGGGGCCATGTCGTCCGAACCTGCGCCTGGTCGCAGCGGTACGCCGCTGGCGTCGAGGTCGTCGGAGCCGAGTCGGACACCAGCGATGGGGCCGGCGCGGCGACGATGGAGATCACGCCAGACCCGTCCACGGTCCTGATGATGCGACAGGCGGACGACGCGGGCGGCGGACAGGCGGTCATCGGCCAGTGGGCTCCCCCGGTGGATCCCGCGACGCTCATCGGTGCGATCCGGGCCTACGAGGAGCGCATGGTCGAGGCGGCTGGACTCCGGGTCGATGTCACACGCCAGAGTAGTGATATCCGGTCGGGCTACTCGCTGGCCGTCGCCCGCGACGCCATCCGAGAGGCACAGCGCATCTATGAGCCGCTGTTTGCCCGTTCCGACGCCCTCGTGCTGACCGTCGTGGCGCAGCTCATGGGCCTGCCGGTGGAGCCGGTCCGCATCGAGTACCGCGGCCTCCCCGTCTCGCCTCAAGAGCGCCGGGCGACCGTCGAGGAGGTGCAGAGCCTCCGTGACGCCCGCCTGATGACCCGCCGCGAAGCGTGGTTCAGATTGAACCCCGGCGCGACCGACGAAGAGGCCAACGAGGCCCTCGCAGCCATCGACGCCGAAGGAGTGACCCCCGAATGAGCGACGAGCCGACTCCGACGCCCGAGCCCGCACCTGCCGCCCCGGTCATCCCGACCGACCCGAGTACCATCGACGACAGGGGCAAGGATGCCCTCGTCGCGCAGTTGGCCGACTTCCGCAAGGAGCGCCGAGGGCTCCGGTCCCGCGTCGCGGAGCTCGAGAAGGCCCTAGACGAGCGCACGACCTCCGCGTCCGCCCTCGCCGGCCAGCTGGAGACGCTCCAGGCGCAGCACGCTGAGGCCTCGTCAGCGTGGGCCGATGAGCGCGCGATGCTCGGCGTCGGCCTGACGGACCCCGAGGGGCAGGCGGTGGCCCGCACGCTGTACGGCCTCCAGCCGGAAGACAGCCGCCCCGGGTCGATCGCGGACTACCTCTCTAGCTTCCAGGCCGAAGACGCGAAGGTCCCCGCCGGCCTCGCCCCATACCTCGGCAAGGCGGCACCCGCGCAGCCGAATCCAGCCCCCGCCCAGCAGGAGCCGGCCCCGTCGAACGGCAAGGCCACCGACGCTCTTGCCAAGGCTGCCCGGGAGAGCGGCAACTTCGCTGAACTGGCCCGCCTGCTGAACATCCCGTGGAATCAAGGAACTTGACAGACCGCCGCACCTATGCGTTAGCATAGGGCCGCCGCCACGGCCCCGGGTCCGGTCAAACCCGCAGTAGGCACTCCCCCCGAACGCCCTACTGCGGAGCCGCCCCGAAATGGCCAACGAAGTTACCCTTACCAGTTTCGCTGACGAGCTTGCCACTGAGCAGCTTGCCGGCGTCGTCGCTCTCCTGCTCGCCGACCGCGGCGCGCTGCCGAACCACCCGGCGCTCATCGAGTACGCCAACGCCCAGCAGGGCGGCTCCGCGACCGTCAAGGCCTCGGCCCTGGGCCTGATGGGCTACGACCTCCCCGCAGAGAAGCTCGAGAGTGAGAGCATCAGCAACACGGCGCTCTCCGACGCGTCCGCCTCGCTGACCATCGGCAAGAAGGGCAAGATCTACACGGCCACGACCCTGGCCCGACTGCTGGACCCGACCGGCACGCTCAACGCCCAGGTCTTCGCGGCCGACGCCGTCGCCTCGGGCCTGGCGTGGATGCTGTACCAGGTCGCGCAGCTCATGGACGACTTCGCGACCACGAGCGGCACCTCTGGCGCGGACGCCTCCGCCGCGACGATCCTCGACGCCATCACGAGCCTCGAGATCAACAAGGTGCCCGGGCCGTACCTGAGCATCATGCACCCCCGCCTCTACGCCGACATCCGCGACGATGTGGCGCTGAACAGCGGCGGCGCGGTCCAGTGGAGCGCCGACAGCCAGGCGATGCTCTCGATCATGCACGGCCTCGGCGCGCAGCCCCGGCTCTTCGGCGTGGACGTCATGACCTCGACGCACTGCTACGATGACTCTACCGATGTCTGGGGCGGCGTCTTCGGGCGTGGCGCCATCATCTACGGGTGGGCCTCGCCGTCGGTGCTCGACCTGTCGAGCGACCAGGTCGTGCTGGCCAACAAGTTCCTCTTCGACCGCGTCCGCTCCGCCCTGGCCGATACGACCGGGTGGGCAATGCACATGTACACCGGCGTCGTCGAGCTGATCGACCTGGCTGGCGTGAGCATGCAGGCGGGCAACTCCTAGGAGCCCTGAGTGACGTCGACCTCCGATTTCTTCGTTCGCGATTCTGGTGGACCGGCTCAGGCAGCGTCCGGGCCGGCCACCGGGACCGCCTACGTCCCGAACGTCAGCGGCCACCAGCGGGGCGTCCCCGTCCCGAAGTGTGAGCCGCACCCGGCCGCCGTCCTGACCTATCACCCCGAGCGGTGGCAGGTACAGGGGGGCAAGCTCCGCCCGCTGCTCGGTCGGATGCCGCTGGTTTCGGGAATCGGAGGCTGCGAGGACGGGCCGAACGGGACCATCAAGGCCGGGACGGCGAGGAACAACCGCGAGGACAAGGGGTGGAGCCTCATCCCCTTCAACACGCTTCCGCCCTCGCAGGCCCACCGGGGCTCGTACCTCTACAGTCTCAAGGACGCCGGGCGCCCGGACGTCATCCTGCCGTACTGGGCGCGGGCCTACGCGGGGAGCAACGCGCTCCGCGCTGACCTCGAACTCAAGTACGAGTTCCTCGACCACATCGTCGATACCGGCGCGGTCCCGGCCTGCCCGACCCACGTCATCGAGCGCATCCTCGACGAGGCCAAGGCGCGGCTCGAGCGTGCCGAGGACAAGGCTCAGACGGTCCCTTCGTGGAAGCCGAAGGCGCGCGCCATCAAGGCCGAAGTCAAGGTGCTGGAAACGGCGTTGAAGGCTCGCGACGATCGCCCGGTTGCGGTCGGCGGCGGGGTGACACCCGAGGTCGATGGTGTCTAGCGAGCGGAACGACCGCGAGACGATTAGCCGGATGACGGACCGTATCCGCTCCGAAGGCTTCGACAAGAGCCGTGCTCGCCGCATGGCCGAAGACAGCATGAGGCGGGTAGACCGCCAGCGAGAAAACAAGGAACGGAGGGGCGGCGGCGACAAGTAGCCGGCTGATTCCCCGATGGATAGGGAGTAGAAATGTCCCGCGAGTACCGAATCCGTAACGATGCCATCCGACTGAACGCCGAAGGCACGGGCGCTGAAATCCACGTCGCCGCCACCGCGCCCACCCCCGGCACGGCCGTCGCCCTCTGGCTCGACAGCAACGCCGCCGACCCGGCGAGCGCGGCCTACATCACCCGAGACACGGGCACGACCTGGGTCGCCCTGTCCTCGACCGCTGACTACGAGACGTTCGCGGAGTTCTTCGAGGACTTCCAGGGCATGGCCGACACCGAAGTTGACCACAACTTCATCCTCAACAGCGGGACCGACGCGCAGGCGCTCGACCCGGTGCACGTCCCCGGCTACCCGACCGGCGTCTGGAAGTTGACGACCGGCGACGCTGACGGCACCGTGGCGGCAGACGGCTCGCAGCTCGTCTGGTCCGACCGTCCGATCAAGCTCGCCAACGCGGGCGGCGTGACCGAGGTCGAGGCGAAGCTCCGAATCAACACGGCCATCACGGACGTGTCCCTCTTCTTCGGCCTGACCGACTCGACCGCGCTGGAAGAGGCTTTCACCAACTCGGCCGACACCATCACGGCCGTCGCCACCGACGCGTGCGGCTTCCTGTACGACACCGACGCCACGACCGATACATGGTGGATGTGCGCCGTGGACACCGGCACCTCTGATGCTGGCGACGCCGCGCTGGCGACCGCCCCGGTGGCCGACACGTACCAGACGCTCAAGATGATCATCAGCTCCGACGGGGCGACGATCTCCTTCTACATCGACGGCACCTTGGCCGGCGCCATGAGCGGTGACGTGGGCGTGGGCGACGATGTCACCCTGTACCCCACCATCTGCGCGTGCTCGACGACCACGACCAGCAAGGTCGCGTTCGTGGACTGGATGCGCGTCAAGGTGACCCGCTGATGGACGCGCGCGACCTGAGCCGACAGGATCTCAAGGTGCGAGCCACGGGCGTGATCTTCGCCCGCATGGCTCAGATCCGACCCTGCGCGGAAGAGCCGACGGTGAAGACCTCGCACGGGGTAATCACCGCCGACTATCCGTGCGGGTGGTCTTTCCGCTACCACGAGAACAGCGGCGAGCGCGGGGCCTACCGCGCACTCATCGTCACCCGGGGCAAGTAGATGGCCGAGTGGATCGAGTACCAGGCTCGCTACGCCTCGCAGGAGATCGAACGGGACCGCCCGACCGACCTCCGCATCAAGGTGTACGAAGACGGCAGCCTGAGCGCGCCGTCCGAGGGCACAGTCTCGGTCTACAACGCCAGCAACACGGCCGTGGTCGATGGGGCAGCGGTCACCGTCTCGGGCAGCATTGCCACCTACGAGGTGCTTGCTGCGACGGTGACCGACGAGGCTTACGGCGCGGGCTGGCGGGTCGAGTGGTCGCTGACGATGGCGGACACGTTCGTCCACGTCTTCCGCGAGGACGCCTCGCTGGTTCGGGTGAAGATCCACCCGACGGTCACCGACGCCGACCTCCTGCGCCTGCACCCTGACCTGAACTCGTACCTGCCGACGGGGACGAACTCCTGGCAGAGTCAGATCCTCGAGGCGTGGCGCAGCATCACCGACAGGCTCGAGGGGATGGGGCGGCGGCCGTACCTCATCATGAGCCCGGCATCCCTTCGGCCCGTCCACATGGCGGCGACGCTGGAGATCATCTGCCGGCTCTGCGCCGGGTCGGGCTCGGCGGACAACCGCTGGCACGTCCAGGCGGACCGCTACCGCTTTGAGCGTGAAGAGGCATGGGGCCGGCTCGTCTTCAACTACGACGAGCAGGACGACGGCCAGGGCGACCACACGCGCAGGCAGGCCGCCCGACCGCAGCTCTGGCTCGCCGGGAGGGGGTAGGCAGTGACCATCACCCTCGCAGGCGTGCGGCAAGCCCTCGCCGCCCGCGTCGCCCTGCTCTCGGGGTGGGTCGAGGCCCCGGTAGCCTTCGACGCTTTCTCCTGGGATGCAGTCCCCGAGGCGATGGCGGCCACGACGGCACACAAGGCATTCGCTGTCGGCGTCGCGGACATGGTCGCCACCGGCGAGCGTCACAAGACGCACTTCCGGGCAAGGACCACTGCGGTCATCCGGTCGCTTCACCGGCTTTTGCCGGCAGCAGCCGGCCCGATCGCGAGCGTGGACGCCGCCTTGACCGCAGAGCTGCTGCTCATCCAGCAGCTTGACCAGCAGTGGACCAGCGGCGGGTCGCCCGTCGAGGTCGTCGCCTACTTCAACCGCTCGCGGCGAAGCACGGCGCCGACCGGCGAGTGGTTGCTCATCGAGACCGAGTTCTTCGTTGACCATCTGGTCAACCTCTCCTAGGAGCGCAGATGGCCATCCCCACCATTCCGATTACCCTCCGCGACGTCGTGGTCACGTTCGAAGACGCGACCGGTACGCCTATCAGCGCGACAGCCATCTACGAGGAGGGGAACTTCTCCATCTCGGGCATGCAGGAGGGCGACAAGGCGGTCAACGTCTTCAAGGACCGCGGCGACATCTACTCCGCCCGCTACGGCGAGCAGGAGGCGGTCGATGTGTCGATCACCCTGCACGCCACGACCATCTACGAGGGGACCGACACGATCCCGCTTGACGCCGTCAACAAGACCGGGGCTTTCTCCGGTGGCATCTCCACCTGGGGCACCGAGACGGTCGATCCGTGGATGGTCAAGATCGTCGCCGCAGTAGAGGGCGTGGACCGGGGCGACACCGACAAGACCATCACGATCCCCTACTTCCGGGGCAAGGCGTCGATCAGCGACGGCAACCCGATGACCATCGAGATCAGCGGCCAGGCGTACCCGAAGGGCGCGACCGCGGCCGTGACGCGGGCGTAGCCGGTGCCCGGCAAGAAGCCAGAAGAGCAGACCGGCCTCCCCGCCACCGTCGAGGTGCTCGATGGGGCGCGCGTCGTCGTGGCTCCGTCGATGGCGGTCCGCGAGGATCTCGTCATGCAGGCGGGACAGGCTACTGGGATGGGCCTGTTCCGGGTCGCCGCTGCCGTCGTGTGCGGCTGTACGGCCTTCGGGCCTCCTGGCCTGACCTGGGCGTCGGTCGGCTACGACGTGCTCCGCTACGGGGACGCTGCGTACACCTGGCTGCGGCACCGCGGGATGAGCCGGGCTGAGATGTGGGAGACGGCGCTTCCGCTCATCGAGGCAATGGGCACTGCGCTGTTCCCCCGCGAGGCCGAAGTCGAAGAGGTCGCGGCTTTCTCCGCGGCCGACGAGGACGGGCAGACCTCGCCGGCTACCGACTGAGCCTCCGCTACGGCGGTGGCGACCTCCATTGGTTTGAGCGCCTGCCCCGCTCCGACCAAATCACCGTCCTAGCCGTCTCTGTCGTAGACGCCGAGGACGCAAGGAGAGCTGGCCGGTGAGCGTCCGCTTCGAAGTAGACGGTACGGAGGTCAAGCTCGATGACGGGCTCGACGAGTTCGTGCGCTCCGTCTTCGAGCAGACGCAGACCGCCACCGTCGAAGTGCTCCGCCGCCACGCTCGCGAGGTCGCAGCCGCCGCCCGCCGCCAGTGGTACGGCCCGGACGGCGTAGAGCGGAAGACCGGCCTGAGCGGCGACATTCAGGTCAGGGAGACTGTGGACTTGATCAAGGGGACCATCACGGTATCCGTCGGCTCCGCTGACCAGCGGAAGGTCAACGGGAAGCCGGTTCCCGCGTTTGTCCACAGGCCGGGCAGGACGTCGGTCGTCCTTAAGAAGGTGACCCCAAAGGAGTACTTCGCCGCTTCGCCTGCGATGCGCGGACCGTGGCTGCCGACGACTCCGAAGACGCCCCAGGTCTTCATCCACAATCCGAACGCGAGCGACGGTCGAAAGCTGCTGGACGTCTTCGTGCGCGCCCCGATGCGGAAGCGGGTCAGAGCCATGGTCAAGGACATCTCCGAGGAGCTGACCCGTGGATAACCCCATCCTCGGCATCGACATCGTCGCCCGCCTTGACGCGTTTAGGGAGGAGCTGAAGGCCATCCCTGACATTGGCGCGAAGGAGGCCCGCGCACTCACGACGCAGCTATCCAGGGAGATCAAGAAGTCCGAGAAGGCCGCCGGCAAGGCAGCCGCCGCCAGCCGCAAGGCCGGGAAGGACGCAGAGGCCCAGGGGGCGAAGACTACAGCCGCGTGGGAAGACACGAAGGACGCGCTCAAGGGCGCAGGCGTCGCCGTCGGCATCTTCGGCGTCGCCGCCGCTGGAGCCTTCGCCCTCGCAGCGAAGGGAGCCGTCGGGCTCATCCGGCACACGCTCGCGCTCTCCGAGGAGTGGAACGCCCTGGGCAAGGAGGCGAGGTCGGTCGGGACGAGCGTCGAGGAGTTCCAACGGGTCGGCGGCGCGCTGCGTCTGCTGACCAAGGACGGCGTCAACGTCACTCAGGCGATTCAAGACTTCCAGAAGCGCACCGGCGAGGCTCTTCCCGACCTCGTGGCACTGGCTGACGAGATTTCCGCGCTGGAGTCCCCGGCGGAGCGCACGACCCGCGCAATGGAGCTCTTCGGGGAGGAGGCCGGCCGGAAGATGGCTGGCGCTCTCACCGTCGGCGGCGCTGCTGTCGCGGAGGCGATCGAGCAGGTAGAGCGGCACGGCCTGGTCAGCGCCGAGGCGGTGGCGCAGTCGGAGCTCTTGCAGGACTCCGTCGCTCTGGCTACGCAGGAGTTCGAGACGCTCGTGCGTACCGGGCTCGCTCCGGTGGTCCCCGCCATCACGACGATCCTGTCCGTCTGGGCCGACCTCATGGCGGCGTTCCGCATCGGCGCGGAGGACGATATCGCAGGGGCTGGCGAGGCGCTCGGAGAGGGGCTGGTCCAGGCGGCGATCAATGCCTCCGTGCAGTTCGCCTCATTCGCGAAGGACGCGGAGTTGGCCTTCGGTCCGATCCGGGCCAGCATCGAGGGGCTGATCCTCGGCTTCCAGGCCGTGCAGGCTGCCATCTCCGGGGACATGGACGTCGCCGGGAACTTCTACCGCCTGGCGAAGGACAAGGGCGCGGAGGCGATCGACGCGACCCTTGGCATGGCCGAAGGCTGGCGACAGAACCGCGAAGAGGTCGCGCTCCTACGCTACGAGTTGACCGTCGCCGCGAAGGCACAGCGTGAACTTGCTGACGCCGACGGCGGCGGGACGGGTGGCGGCGGCGGAGTTGACGCCCCGGGCGCTGCGGGCGGCGGGCAGGCAACCGGGCCAGCGGGCGCTCCCGAGGATGGGGCTGCGGGCGGCGGTGGCGAGGCCGCCGAGAAGCGCAAGGAGCAGATCGCGGAGATGCTCGACGCAGAGCGGGCCGCCGCCGAGGTTCAACTCGAAATCAAGACCGAGTTGAACGACACGATCCTCGCGATGGAAGAGGCGAAGCTCGAGCGCGAGCTGGCCCTGATCGACCGGCGGGTGCAGGCCGAGCGGGACGCCGCGAACCAGACGCTCAACGCCTTCTCTTCGATGGCCGGCGGCATCGGATCGCTCGTTGCTGCCGTGGCCCAGGCGCAGGCCGACAGCGCGGCCGAAGGGTCGAAGGCCCAACTTAGTGCCCTTCGCGCCGTGTGGGTGGCTGAGACGGCGACCGCGCTCCTGCAGGCCGGCATCAACATCCCGCTGGCGTACAGCAATGCGCTCACCTCGGGCTCCCAGATCAACCCGGTGTTTGGTCAGGCGATGGCGGTAGCCGCCGCCGTGGCTGCCGGCATCGCCTTCGCCGGCGTCGCGGTCAAGGCCGCCGTCGGCCCGCCGTTTCACATGGGCGGCGCGATCACCGGGCGAGGGCTGGCCTCCGACGAGGTCCCGATCACAGCCATGCAGGGCGAGACGATGGTGTCCGCCGCCGACACCCGGGCAGCCGGGGGAGCCCGGGGCGTGGCAGACGCCGTGCGAGGCGGAGGTGGGACGCTGGTCGCCTTCCAGATCGGCCCCCGCGTCGTGGATGCCCAGTTCACCGAGGCCACCCGCACCGGTCAGGGGGCGACCTACGACGCCCTCCGAGCGACCCGCACCCGCCGCACCGGGCGGCACGACCCCTACCGGGCGAGGTAGCAGATGGCCTCCGACGTTTCCCAGACCTACCTCCGCGGCCTCGGCATCCTCGACGAGCGGTGCTGCTACGACAACCTCAGCGACCGAGACGGCTCGACGACCGGCAGCGACTACACCGAGGCTTCGCCCCGCGCCGGCACTCCCGAGCCCGGGCAGTCCGGGCACATGGCGCTAGAGGCGACCGGCACGCCGTCGCAGAAGGGTCATATCCGCATCCGAGCCCAGCAGGCCGGGCATCCCGGCGAGGCTGGCTTCCTGTGGAGCGACCAGACAGAGGAAACGCCAGTCTGGTACGGCAGGGACCGCCCGCAGACCGTCACCGGCTGGGAGACGCTCCGCTGGTCTACCGTCGCGACAGGCCGCGAGATTCGACCCGATGTGCTGCGGCTGCAGTCCGGGCAGTTGCTCTGCTCCTACGACGTAACGACGCTCGGCGTGGTGGCGGTCAAGCGCTATGACCCGTCCGACGGCTCGTGGACTGCGGCGAACCTCGCGCCGACGGGCGCCGGGACTGGCTACCTGACAAGGGCGGCGGCGCTCTGCCAGATGCCGAGCGGCAGGGTGCTTGCGTTCGTCTACGCCCATCACCCGGCCCCCACCGCCTCGACATGGGAGCCGGTGCAGGTTGACGCCTACTACTCCGACGACGACGGCGACACGTGGGCGCCCTACGGGTACGGCATCCTTGATATCCCGGTCGAGTACGGAGTCAGTGGCGCTACGGCAAGCGTCGCGCTTGACCTCCGATGTGCAGTGTCCGGCCTTGGCGAGGTGCTGCTCGTCGCCGGGTGGTATTGGGACAACGGAGCAGCCCCGTACTACACCGCGACTCAGTACGCATCATCCTCGAACGGCTCGACGTTCGACCGTGTGCTGGACGACTGGAAGACCAGTACGGCAGAGCAGCCCGGCGACATCTCTGTGGTTTCGACCAGCGGCGGTTTCGTTGTCACCTACCGCGGGATGTCCACTGGCGCGGTTCGGTCGAGGACGATCGCTTCTGCCTATGACGCGCTGGACGATGCTGCCTACGTCGACCTCGCCACGGCAGCAGGCGCGACGGCTTCATGGTCGGATGACGGCGCTGTCGTGTACACGGTAGGCGGACACGCTGACTACCACGGACGCTTCTGGAGCACGGAGGATAGCGGCGCATCGTGGGCTGCCGCTGCGATGACCTCGCGGTGTCTCGACATGGGCACCGACGCCGACCTGAAGCAGATCGCGGTCGGGTCGGTCGGCGGCCGAACTGCCCTCGCCTGCCGGTGGACCGTGCCCGGCTCGACGTATGACTCCGGGTCCGTTGGCGTCATCTGGCTCGGCGGCTACACCGCGCACACCTCGCCGCACGGGCATCGAGACTCGCACGGCACATCTGACCCGGCGCAGTATTCGCCGGCTGACCGGGTGTCATGGGGGCTGGCTAGCGCGATTCCCGGCGTGCTCTACCTGCCGTTGTCCACGCCCGACCAGATGGAGGCTGGGTTGTGGACAGCCGCCGGCACTGGTACCTCAGCGCAGACCACAGACGCCGAACTTGAGTTCACTACGACGACCGGCCAAACGGAGGATTACACCTGGGCGAAGACCGGCACAGCATCCGGGCTTTACGCGGAGTTCCACGTTGAGCTTGACAGCGGCGACGGGACGACGGCTTCGCCGGAGATCGCGTTCCGGGTGGTTGTGGACAACGCGGGGAGGGAGCATGAATACCGCGTCCACCTCGCGTCGACCGGATATCGCGTCTACGACGTGAAGGGCGCCGCCTTCGTCGGTGCAACCGAGACGTTCGACCTGACTTCGGTGGCTGTGATTCAGGTCTACAGCGACGAGGGCGGGAACATCAGGACGTGGCACGGGCGACCAGGACATAACCGCGAGATGGCCGAGGGCGCCTCCGGCACGCTGACTAGCGGGCTCACGGCGACGCCCAACACGATCGAGTTTGGGCATCTGGTGGCGTCGTCCGGCAGTTGGAAGAGCCGTTGGAAGATGGTCGGCGCTTGCTTCTGGCCCGGCGCGCACGTGTCGACCACGGTCGACGGATACGCCAAGGACTGGTCTAGCCCGGACGACGTGCTGCCGAAGTTGATCACGTCGCTGCCTACCGCCGTCTTCGATGGCGTCAGCGTCCGCGCGGTGTCCGGTCCTGCGAAGTTCGCAGACCTGTGGGACATCAAGCAGGACAGCGAGCATCCAGTATCGGCCATGTTCCCGGAGGTCGACCCGTCGCCCGGCAGGAAGCACCGGACGACCGACGTCACCGAGAAGAAGTACGTTATCGACCTCAACGGGCTGGCGCAGGCGACGCTCCGCGGGACGTCTCTGGTCTTCGGACTCCTCGGTATCAACTTCGACCAAGCGGTACTCGAGGGCAGCGTTGACGGCTCGTCCTGGGTCACCGTTGGGACGCTGCGCGCCCGGTACGGCTTCGATTCGCTCCAGTTCAAGCGCGTGGGCGAGGTCATCACGCCGCTCAAGGGCGGTGCATCCCACAAGGCCGGGCGCTACATGGTCGCGGACGACTGGGCCGACGGCACTGTCAAGCTGACCGGCGACCCGACGGTCCTGCGTCGCATCGACAGCAACACGTCTGGCGCGTGGACCGACGAGACGAGCGCGATCCCGTTCGTCTGGCTCAAGGACGTGGACGACACCGAAGGAGCGTCTGGGGCCTGCGAGATGTGGGCGCCGAGTATGGTCGCGGTCATCCACGAGCAGCAGTTGGTCTATCGCTACCTGCGGCTCCGCATCCCCGCCCAGACGACGGCAAACGGCTACTTCGAGATCGGGACGATGTTCATCGGCTACGCGGACTGGTTCGGCCGCCAGCACGGCCGAGGCTGGTCGGTCACGGACGAGATGCTCGTGGAGACGGGCGAGCTCCCCAACGGCGTCACGCGGCCTGTGAAGCGCGGCGAGCGGGTCAGGCAGATCGAACTCGGGTGGCCCGATGGCATCGACGCGACCGCCATCCAGAATGACGATCCGGTCCCCGACTACATCACCGCCAGCGCAGCGGGCGTCCCGCAGTCCTCGCCGGCCGACGTGATTCGGAACGTGGCCGGGCTCATCGACCAGGGCGACGGCGCGGTCCGACCGGTTATCTACCTGGGCAGCGTGGACCGGACGACCGGAACGCTGATGGTCGTCAACCCACGCCAGTACCTCTACGGCCGCATCACCAGCGCCGCAGGGAGGACCAACGTCGTCGGGGACGAGAACGTCAGCGAGTACGAGCGCGGGGATCGCATCATCATCAGGGAGATTCCGAAGTGACGGTCTGGACCGCCGACGAGCTGCGCTCGGGACAACTGCACTGGCTCCTCGACTTCACGTGGGCCGGTGTCACCTGGCGGTTCGCAGCGCGACAGCTCGAGGTCACCCTCGGCGACGACACCTACGACTACATCGGCGGCCTCGACTGGGGCGGCACACTCCTGGACGACGTGGACCCGTTCACGGACGCGCCGGAGCCACGGAGCGCCACCGTCAACCTCTGGTTCCCCCCGGGCGTGGACGTGCCGTCTCTCGTCGAGGAGGGGCACGACCTTGGGTCAGCGTCGGGCGTCCTCCGCCTATGGTGCTCTGGCACTACTCGGGCAATGACGATGATCGACGGTGTGGTCAGGGAGCCCTCCTACGCGACGAAGAGCGACCCCGTGGTCTGCACCGTCGAGGAGCTCCCCTTCGCGGACACCGCGCTCTTCCCACCGGCGCTCGCCGTCGTGGACTCGACCTCGTGGCCGACGGCGGACGAGAAGGCGGTTGGCGAGTGCTACCCTTGGATCATCGGCTACCCACCGATCGACGAGACGACGGCTGGGCTGTTCGCCTCTCCCGGGCTCGTCGTGGTTACCAGCGGCAGCCCTGCGACGGTCGATCAGATCCTCATCGCCGGCCACGCCTGCGAGGCGACACAGGTTCGGATTCGGAACTTCGCTGACGACTCCTGGGAGGACTTCAGCGTCGCCCACAAGGCGGACGGGCGCGGGCGGTGGATCGCCTACTGCGACGTGTCGGGGGCCTCGACGCTGACCATCAGCGACACCGGAGACGCCTACTGGGTCCGCCTCGGGCCGACTTACGGAGGCGGCCTGGCGACCGTCCCCGGCTCCACGACGATGCGGGGCGCCGGGGACGTCTTGATTTGGATGCTCCGCCAGTCCTCGATCCGGTGGGACCGCGGCCGCCTCGCCGCTGTGCGGGACAGGCTGAACGCCTTCAAGATCGACTGCGCCATCACCGCAGCCTCCGACAAGCGGGTCAAGCCCTGGGAGTGGATCGCAGACCACCTGCTCCCGATCCTCCCGGTGTCGGTCCGCATGGGGCCCGCCGGCATCTACCTCGCCTGGTTCGGCCTCGACGAGGTCCGCACCCTCGGGCACCTCGACGCCGACTCCGGGTCGGTCGCTCGCAGGACGGACGTCAGCTACTCCAGCCTCGACGGCGTGGCCAGCGAGTTCCGCCTCGGCTACCGGCTGGACGCGCAGCGGTCGAAGACGACACAGACCTACATCCTGACCGGCGTCGATGAGACGCTCGACGCCGACTCCACGGCGGTGCCGCACATCCTCTGCAAGCGGTCGAAGGCGGCGCACGGGCGACGGGTCAAGGAGCTCTCGTCGGACGTCGTGGCGGACGCAGCGACGGCCGGGAAGGTGTGCCAGTGGCAAGCCTCCGCCTTCGCCCTCCAGAGCCGGGCCATCGGAGTGAGCGGCGGCGTGGAGTGGGGCTACCTCGAGCCGGGTTCGCCGGTGTCGGTGTCGGCGGCTGACGTGGGGCTGTCCGACGCCTACGCTGTGGTGGACTCGGTGCCGTGGCGACCGGGTATTCTCGACATCGGGTTGCGCCTCCTGCCGGGGCCGGCCAGAGACTCATTCAAGGCATAGACAGGAGCAGACGATGGCACTCAACACGATTCAGGCCCCCTACACGAAGGCTGTTGCGCTCTCGACCTCGTACCTTGGGGTCGGGAACGAGATCAGCATCACCGGCGCGGAGTGGCTGAACCTCTGGCTCGACGACGACGCCAAGGTGATGACGCTCAAGTACAAGATCAACGGTGGCGACTTCGTCGAGATCCCGGCGGGCGCCGTCAAGGACGTTTGGGAGATCGACGGGATCAAGCGGAACACGTCGATCCTCATCGACGCCAAGGCCGACGCGGGCACCCCGAACCTCAACATCCTGGCTGTCTGATGGCGGTCAAGCCCGCCAACCTGACCACCGACGTCGGGCTCAACACGACGCACCGCGGAGCCGCAGCGCCGCATCAGTCCTCATGGTCTGGGACGTGGCCCACTGCCGCCGCGGACACCGTGCTGGACCGCCTGTCGTTCCCGTCCGACTCAACCGAGGTCGTCGCAATCCACGTCGCCCCGATCGGCGTGGCGGGCACTGGCACCGTCGCCATCAACGCTGGCATCGCGGCCGGCGGCAACACGATGCTCAACGCGGCGACCTACGACCTGTCTGGCCTGTCGGACAACACGCTCGCGGCGATGACCCTGACTGGCACGGCAGCGGACCTACAGGGCGACGACACCGACGGGATCACGGTCACGTTCGTGAACGCCAGCGTGCCGCACCTCATCACCATCACATTCGGGGCTCAGTAGCAATGGCCACCTATCAGACAAGGCCGGACTGGGAAGCGGCGCAGGGCGGGCTGACTGCGGTTTCGTTCGCGGGAACGCCGACCGGCTCCAACCCGGCGAGTTACGCCGACGCCGCGACACTGGACAACTGCCTCCTGGCCGGCTTCAAGGTCAACGATCCCGGCGGCCTGCTGACGGGCGTCACCGACGACGGCTCCAAGATGGTCGTCGTCATGAACGACGAGGTGACCAACCAGCGGCGGACGGCGTCGAAGTTCTTCATCACCAACCCGACCTTCTACTGGCCCGAGTTCATCGTCGGTGACTTCGACTTCATCGCGAAGGTGGGCAGCCTCTCCTCTGGCAACAGCCAGCGCCAGGTCGGACTCTGCTGTGCGGGCGGCGACACCCTCAACGAGACGGGCTTCATCACCGCGGTGTTCGGCGCGAACAGCTCCGCGAACGGGACCTACTCCGCCAACTCCTTCGGGAACGGCAGCTTCAAGAACGCCAACGGCTCCGCTGGCGCGTGGGCAACCGCCCGCTGGCTCCGCATCGCGCGAGTCAAGGACGTGATCAGCTACTACGAGGGCGGGACCGGAGCCTCCCCCTCATGGTCCCTCATCGGCGTCGCTGAGAAGTGGGATCGTAGCGGCGGCGCAAGCCAGATCGGAATCGTCTGGCACGGCGAGACGAACGGCGACACCCTGCACCTCTACGACGTGCAACTCACCGGCTCGGTCTACCCGACACCGTAGATGCCAGCCGTCCTCCTAGCGGTCGCGCTCTCCCTGACCGCCGAGGCGGCGTGGTAGGCCCCGCTCCTCCTCCTGCCGCTGGCTCTGCTGCGATGGAGGCTGCGATGCGACTCCTGATCGTCGAGGACAACGAGGAGCACGCGTCGCTCTTCGCCGGCTTCGTCTGCGACCGGTACTCCGTGACCTTCGCCCAGACCCTCAGCGAGGGGATCCGGTCGATCGCGATGGGCTCGCACGACATAGTCGTCTACGACCTCGACTTGCCCGACACCCACGGCGACCTGATGGCCGGGCTGGAGGCGATCGTGCTCGCAGCAGCGCCCACTCCGGTCGTCGTCTGGACCGGGCACGATGACGAGGTCAGCATCGACAGGTGCTTGTCCTTCGGCGCGCACTCGATGCTGGTCAAGGTGGAGCATCGCCGCTTCGACATCCGGCTGCGGCTCCGGGAGGCCGAGCGGGTGATGCGGGCCGTCAAGGCGACGCACTCGCTGCTCGACGGCCTTGAGCAGACCTGGTCCGAGTGGACTCGGACGCATCCCGCGCTCCCCGCGGTGGGGGCGGGCGGTGCCACAGGCTGACCCCACGATCCAGGCAGAGCGAAGACTCAACGATCTGTTCGCGCGCCTACTTACCCGCATCGCTGACCATGAGCGGGCGGACCACCACGCGCACTCTGAGATTGCGTCGGAGTTGGCGGGGCTCCGCGCCGCCGTGTCCGGGCTGGTTGCCACCGACGCAGGCATGGAGCGCACGCTCTCCTCGGGCTCGCTGGTGTCTTCGTCCGACCTCCTCCAGTGGACGGAGCGGGTCGTACAGGCCGAGGGCAGGGCGGAGGCTGCGGAGAAGGCAGCGGAGGCCGCTCAGGCGGCAGCAGAGCCGGCCAGGCGCGTCCTGACTATCCTGGGCCTCGGCTACGGCGCGATGGGCGTGCTCGTCCTGCTCGACAAGCTCAACCTCCTATGAGGCACGTCCCGGTCCCTCCGTGGATTCTGCTCGCGCTCGCTGCGCTTGTGGTGGCGTTCTATCTGGACCCGAGCGGCTGGCAGGCTACTCGCGCCACGGCAGCCGAAGCGTGGGCGGTAGCGAAGCGCAAGCGGTGGTTCATTCTGGGCTGTGCCGTCCTGCTCGTCGGAGGCATCGTCCTGATCGAGGTCTGCCTGGTCTAGAGTGGGCGGGTGCCGGTAGCAACCCGGCTGTGCGGAGGAGTTCGCACCCCGCCCGCGAGAAGAATACAGGATGAGTCCATGACCGCACCGCGCCACCTACACGTCGCGCTTGACGAACTCGGCACCTACGAGATCGCAGGCGACAAGGACCACCCGCGCATCATCGAGTACCTGCGCACCGTCGTACTGCCGGCGTCGGTGGACCTCCACGACGAGGTCAACTGGTGCAGCGCGTTCGTCAGTTGGTGCATGCTGACAGCCGGCGGCACGTCCACCCGCAACGCGGCAGCCCGCTCGTGGCTGAAGTGGGGTCGCGGTACGACGAACCCGCAGCCCGGCGACGTGGCGGTCTTCTGGCGAGGCTCCCCGGACTCATGGAAGGGGCACGTCGGCTTTTACATTGGCAAGGTCGGCGGCTATGTCGTGGTGCTCGGTGGCAACCAGGGCAACAAGGTCAGCGTCCGCTACTACAAGGCGAGCCAGTTGCTCGGCTGCCGTAGGGCGGCGTGATGCGCGCTCGCCTCGCCCGACTCGCGGCGCTCTCGCTGACCTGTACCCTCGCCGCTGGTGCCTTCGGGGCGCTGCTGGTCGGCGGCTGCGGTGGCCTCGCTGCTGACGCTCTGTGGGGCTACGCGGACCGGAGGGAGCGATGAGCGACAACACCACGTTCAACCTCAGCCTGCACGGCCCCGCCATCTGGGACCTCGTCCAGGCGGACATGCGGCAGCGCGACGCCATCGGCACGAAGGAGTACGGCGACCGTCTGCGACACCACAACGGCCGGGACGCGATGCAGGACGCCTACGAAGAGGCCCTCGACCTGGCGGCCTACCTGCGGCAGGTGCTCTACGAGAGGGACGGACGGTGACCGTCCTCGACGCCCTCGCCAGCATGCGCGAGGCGCACGACCTCGGCTGCGCGTCCTGCCCCCGGTCTGCTGTCGCCATCTACGGCAACGAGGCGTGGGCTGCTCCGTCATCGGAGTGCGGGCGGGAGTGCCCGGAGAAGGAAGAGGAGTCCGATGCAGACCGCTGACTACGTCCTGCTCGCCGTCGAGGGTGGCCTGATCGGCCTCGGCTCCTACTACATCACTGGCGTGCTGAAGTTCGGTATCGCCCGGATGATGCCGCGCATCCCGAAGGACGCCACGAAGGCCGAGCGAGCCGCCATCCTCGCGGACTTCTCCGCCCTGCGCCGCTGGCTCGTTCGGTGCGTCGCCCTCCTGCTCGGGGTGGGCATGGGCTGGATCGTGCCGTGGCCTAGCTGGTTCCAGACCTGTC